ATCACTCCTGAATTTGTAGCAGAAGGCGAAAGAAAAATGCTTGAGGCCATCCAACTCTACAAGCAGTTCTTTATCTTGGGTGAGGACATTGACTCGTACACCATCTTTGGAGAACTTTAAAACCAACGAGAAATGAAACTAAAATTATCACTTATTGCAATTGTAATGCTAATTAACTTTCAGGAGGTAGCAGCTCAATCTGTATGCAATTGCATATTTTGCAGAAACTCAGATTCGCAAACTTGGAGAGCTATAACTGTAAAGAAAAAATATACAATACAACAAGTACAGAGAGGCTGGTTATCTCACACCAGTATAACAAAGTATTACATTGTTGGAAAAGACAACAAAGCATACATAGTAAACAGAGTAGAAGACTGGATGGTTTGTGAAGTTGGAGATATTATGTGGACAGACAACGGCTCAAGCGTTCAAATAAAAAAGAGGCAGTATGAATTTTTGGGAGATTAAAACCAACGAGAAATGAAAATAACTGACGAAATAAAAAACGAAACATTGGTATGGGTTCTTGCATCAGTATCTGATGTGGAATTACAATCACAATGCGATAAAGATGAAATTGTAGTAGAGCCTCACGGCAGAAAATCAATGCCTGTATATGCAAGCAAGGATTGGGTAAAGCCCCTAACTAAAAATGAGGTTAGAGAATACTACAAGGAAATTGAAAACCTTTAACACCAACGAGAAATGAGAGAGCAATTTGTTCGGATAGCAATGGCTCGCCTACGCAGCATCTATCCGTTTAAACCCCAACGCCAAGCAATAGCTGCTCGTATGTGGGTTCAATATCTTGAACGCTACGCCAAGCGTGAGTGGGAGCGTAACGAAGAAGAAATGAACAAACGCATGGACATCATCGGGCAGAACGGCAACACAGGCGAACACTATGAGTAGGCCGTTCGTTGTGGCCTTCCATAAGGTAAACTCAGGGGTAGCATACCATCGTGTGTTTGCCCCTTTGATTTGCCACCAAGAGGCAGACGTAATGTTCGTTGAGAAGATAACGGACATTGAGCCTGAGGTATGGCCTAAGATCACTCACTTCTTCTCAAGTCGTGCATTCCCTGTTGAGCCGTTTGATGACTTCGTTAGGCTCTGCCGCAAGGAGGGTATCAAGCTAATCATTGATAACGATGACTGGTGGGTGCTACCCCCTAACCATCCCCTCAACGGATTCTACGGAAGGCAGATGAAAGACCGCATCATTCGGTCTATGAAAGCAGCAGATGAGGTATGGGTAACCAACAAGCACCTCGCTTCAAAGGTGAAGAAGTACAACACCAACATCCGAGTAATCCCCAATGCCATCAGCGTACCCACTTGGCAGATAAACCGAGAGCCATCAGAGAAGGTGCGCTTCGGCTACATCGGAGGAAACCACCACCAAGCTGACATCCGAGATTCAACCATTGACCTATCTGGTTACGAATCGTATGTGGCGGAGGTAGATAACTACCCCGATATGATGAAAGCAGCATACAAGCTACCCACGATGCCTCCTACGCACTACCATCGCCTATACGAATACTTTGACGTTAGCCTTGTGCCGTTAACGACAAGCGAGTTTGCTAAGTGCAAATCACACCTAAAGATGCTTGAGGCGGGATTCAGCAAGTGTGCGCTGATTGTTAGCAACACACATCCCTACGAACCCTACATCACCAAAGAAAACTGCATTGCTATCAATCACCCAAGCGAATGGGCAGGAGCAATCAAGAGGCTAAACGAAAACCCCAACCAAGTCCAAGACCTAACCGAATCTCTATACGAGTACGTGCAGGATTTCACAATGGACAAAATAAACGAACTGCGATGCTTTACATTGTAACCCCTTGCTCACGCCCACAAAATCTCAAACGCATCAAGCAGTACATTCCTGAATGGGCTACGTGGGTGGTGATGATGGATGCCTCTACCGACTTCAAAGAAGCAACAGGCGCAAACGTAACCCACTACTCAAAAAAAACAGGACATTGGGGTAACCCCCTACGCAATGAGTTCCTTGACCTATACCAAGACCAATTCACGCAAGATGACTGGGTATACTACTTGGATGATGATAACATCCTACACCCGAAGTTCAACGAGCAATGGTCAAGCCTACATAACCTTGACTCCTCAATCGTAACGTGGGGACAAGAGGGAAGGCTTCGCCCTACCGACCAACCAGCAATCGGGAACATAGACACCGCATCTTATATGTTCAAACCATACCACCTTCCCAAGCTGCGCTTTGAGAATATCTATGAGGCGGATGGTTTATTCGCTAACGCAGCAGCAAGGCAAGGAACGCTCATCTGCGTAGATGCTTACCTTTGCTACTACAACGCTCTGCGATGAAAACAGTAAACTCACTATCGGGAGGTAAGACCTCATCGTTTATGGCGGTACACTATCCTGCCGATATTGAGCTATTCTCGTTGGTGCGTACCGATAGCGAGAAGTGTTTGTTTCCAGATGCGTCAATAAGGAAGCAAGTATCCGACCGCATAGGACACGAATTTATTGGAACGCTTGAGCAAGATGAAATCATCTACACGATGCTTGACCTTGAGCAATACATAGGGCGCAAGATTCAATGGATAAGCCCCAAGACCTTTGAGGATGTCCTTGCCTCTACAAGAGGGACAAAGCCTGATGGAACGGAGTACCGCTACCTTCCGAATGTGATGATGCGCTACTGCACCACCGAACTAAAGGTGAAGCCAATCACCCAATGGCTCTACGACAACACCGAACTACCCGTAAGGATGCGTATGGGCTTTCGTGCGAGCGAACAGGAACGAGCGCAGCGTATGCTGCTCCGTCAAACTGAAGGCATTGAATACGCAAAGGTGATTGTCGGAAAGAGCAAGAGCCGAAACAAATGGAAAGACGTTGCCTATCGTATAGCAGAGTTCCCATTGATAGAAGACAATATCTACAAAGACACCATTGAAGCCTATTGGCAAGACAAGCCTGTACGCTTTGCCTATATGAACAACTGCGTGGGATGCTTCCACCGAAGCCCAATGCTCCTCAAGCATATGAGTGACAAAGCTCCCAATAAGTTTGATTGGTTCATTGAGCAGGAGCAACACGGAGCGCAATGGAAGAAAGAAACAACATACGCAAAAATCAAAGCACACAAATCGCAGCATACGCTATTTGATGATGACTTCAACTCTTGCGATTCAGGATACTGCGGACTATGAAGAACCACACCAAAGTCTACCTAAAGGGGATGGGCTACGATACAAACTCGTGGATTCCTTGCGAAGTCTGTCAAGCACAGGCGAATGCGGTGCATCACATCCGACCAAGAGGGATGGGTGGAAGCAAGACACGAGATAACATAGAGAATCTTATGGCACTATGCCAATCTTGTCATCACGAAGCAGACTTTGGAACAAAGCTATCAGAGGAGTACCTATCTGAAGTTCACAACCACCACTTATCAAAGCGGGTTATTTAGTTGAATTATACAATTCCATACAATGCCATTTGAAAAAGGAGTAAGCGGCAACCCTGCGGGCAAACCAAAGGGAGCAGCAAACAAAACGACCAACAAGATTCGTGAGGCGTTCCAGAATCTCATTGAAGCCAACCTTGACAATATGACCTTATGGCTCACACAGGTAGCTGCTGATGATCCGAAGGGCGCACTTGACCTGCTGAACAAGATGGCGGAGTACACAACACCCAAGCTTGCACGGGTGGAGAACTCCCACGAAGCAGCAGATGAACTCACCCAAATCAAAGTAGAGATTGTCCGTACTCCAAGTCAAGACAAGTGAACTCTTTGAAAGGAACTACACCGCACCTACACGGATAGTAGTTAATCAGGGAGGATCTCGTTCAGGTAAGACCTACTCCATCTTGCAGATGCTAATTGTCATCGCAATGCAAGAGAAGGGTAAGGTCTTTTCCATTGTGCGCAAGTCGCTGCCATCGCTCAAGATGACGGCCTACCGTGACTTCTTTGAGATACTCAACAAACTTGATTTGTACGATGAGTCACGCCACAACAAGAGCGACTACACCTACACGCTCAACGGCAACCTCTTTGAGTTCATTTCGCTTGACCAACCGCAGAAGAAGCGTGGAGCAAGACGTGACTACCTATTCTGCAACGAGGCTAACGAACTATCTTGGGAGGACTTCTTCCAGCTCTTGGTTCGCACCACAGGCAAGATATGGATTGACTACAACCCATCAGATGCCTTCCACTGGATATACGACCGACTGCTAACCCGTGATGATGTAACGTACATACAAAGTACTTACAAAGACAATCCGTTCTTGGATGCCTCCATCGTAGCAGAGATTGAACGCCTCGCAACAACCGATGAGGACTACTGGCGTATCTACGGATTGGGTGAGCGTGGTATGAGCCGTGCCACCATCTTCCAATTCGGGATGAACGAGATACCTGCTGACGCAACCTTGCTTGCTTACGGGATGGACTTCGGCTACACCAACGACCCCACCTCGCTTGTTGCGGTGTACAAGTCGGGAGATAATCTGTACGCTGATGAACTCATCTACCAAACAGGACTCACAAACCCCGACATCAGCAACAGGCTAAAAGACCTAAACCTTGACAGGCGCACGGAAATATTTGCGGACTCTGCTGAACCCAAATCCATTGAGGAGCTGCATCGTATGGGATGGAACGTAAAACCCACGCAGAAGGGCGCAGATAGCGTCATAGTGGGTATTGATGTACTGAAGCGACACAAGCTATTCGTTACCCCACGAAGCAGCAACCTAA